TTCTTTTCCACTTCAGCAATAGCTGAATCCAGGTATGATTGTAAGAGTTCATCGGGGAAGTCATTCCCCTCAGCATCTTTCAAGTCAATACCAAAGAGGTGGACGTTTCTAATTTTATCAATGCTGAAATAAGACATAAAAAACCACCTCTGTTAAAAAGGATTAATTGTTCAACTCTTCCAATTTCTTCAAAGCTTCTTTTTTGCCTTTAACTTTTTCTCCATTCGGCAATTCATAATAACCCCCGCCAACGTGTTTCGGCCATTCTTCTTCAACTTTTTGCTCTTCCACTTCTTTCTTCTCTTCCTTCTTATCTTCAATCAGTTCAAATCCTTGAATCAAAGCCAAACGTTCCATCTGTTCTTTAGACAATTCAGGTTCAACAAGAAATCCTTCACTATCAAATTTCAAACGGCCAAAATTAGAGCCAACAACAGCGTTTTTGAAACGAACATTTTTCAAGCGCATATTTTCATTACCTCCTTGTATATTTTGTTCTATTAGTAAAAAAGGGTGTTCAGGGGTTTAACCCCAAACACCCTGATTTCTCGTATGAGAAATTATTAGATTTGGCTCAGCGGTTTAGAAAAGTCAACTTTGATGTTGATGAATTTCATGAATTTTCGGGGCGCGTACAGAATCGGCACACCATACAAGAGGATCATCCAGCGATAGGCCGGGGCCAAAATAGCCAGATCCATCTTCATAAGGTCAGACAGTTTTTTGAACGCAATGACATTCTCATCCATTTCGCCCATGAAGGCGGTGTAGGTATTCGGCATAATATAGTTCGTATCAACCCACTCCAGGCTTCCATCTTGTTTCGCGGCCACGCGAGCAATCCGATAAGCCTTGGAGCCATCTTTCTCAGTCCGATACACATTATAATATTCAACAGGATGTTGCGAGCTAGCAACGTTAGCAGTGATTTTCACACCTTTAGAAGCATCTACCATAGCAAAAGCGGCGGCAGGAGACGGCGCAGACTCACCATGACGGTTGGCGGCTGTCACATAATAGGTATAAGTACCAGCACCGCCCGACTTGACGAAATCACCAGCTTCTGTAGCTTCCTCAGCATTGATCGTGGTCGGAGCGGCAGGAGCTTGAGGATGAGTAGCAGATTGCTTCAACGGTTCAGTTTTTCGCAGGAAGACATCCGGCTCCAGCCGAATTGTACCCGCATGGGTGTTGAACTGCTCAATAGCCGCACCAGCGGTCATGCCGTTTTGAGACGGCAACACAATACGCTCTTTCGGCAAGAATTCATTCTGGAATTGTCCCAACACTTCATAGGGGAGGAACAAATCAGTCGGGAAACCATAGTTTTCCACGATCATTTGGGCTCCCCAGTTCAGGTGTTGTTCTGTGAGATGTTCACCTTTCAGGTCAATTGTATTCTCAGGATCAATTTGGTTAAACAGACCATCGAATTCAACATACTCTGTTCCACCTTTACCCAGTTTAGAATCACCCCAGAACAATCCCCACTCAAGGGTTTTCAAGATTTTCATGATACCGTTTTTGTTTTCCAGAGCAATAACATCCCCGTGAGCGGGTGTAACAAGGGTCATCGGGTGGGTCACGCTACGGGTCGTACCAACAAACTTCACAAACGCGGCACGGCGTTGATAATTAGAGTCATCAGCATCCGGCAGTTCACCTTCACCGTAGAATCCACCTGTGTCCGACCCATAGCTGATCAATTGGTTGTACTCTTCAACAGTGCTGTAGGCGTTTTTCTTCGGGATACGCTTCCAGAATTTAACATGTTGATCAGTATAAGTAAGAACCTTCAGAGAGCTTTCCAGAGATTCAACACGCAGAGCACCGCCACCAACTTGAGTTTCAGGNGATGTAGCATAACCAGCTTCAAGAGCTTTATTCAGGTTCAGCAAATCCTGAGGAGAAGCAATACCAAAACCTTCATGTCCAAGATTCATAATGAGCACCTCCTTTCACTCATAACTGTAAAAGAATTTAATTATTTTCAATCTTGCCTTTTAAATAATCAGGCAAAATTCCTGTAGATTCGTACTTAATAAAATCATCTACACTACATTCTCCCTTAAAAACAAGATCTTGCAAGCGTTTCAAAACTTCACCCTTATTCAAGGGCTGTTCAACCCCAACAGATTTAGCGAAAGATTTTTCAATAACATTCACTTTAGACTTTCGGGGTTTGGGTTGCCTTTCAAGATTTTCAAGACGAGCTTCTAAGGATTTAATCAATTCATTTTGCTCTTTCAAAGCTTGAGCTTGAGACTTCACCAAATTTTGAAGCCCTTGTTGAGCTTCAACGATAGTTGTCAGAGACTTAACAAGAACCTGTTGAGCTTTTTCTTGCTCTTCCTGATCAGCCAAAGACTTATTGAGTTTAGCTTCCAAACCCTCCATAGCCCGTGTAATAACCCGAGACCACTCAGCCAGGAAGCTAGAGACTTCAAAAGACTTCTGAAGAGTTTCATTTTCTTCAACCATTTCGGCGATACTTTTATTCATTTCATCATCTTCGCCCTCTTCATTATCTTCAACATCCTCTTCAGCGTCTTCTTCATCCTCGTCATCATCTTCACCGTCTTCAACTTCTTCATCGTTCTTTTTCAAATCTCCCTTTCTACGGCAATCACTTTTTTCAACTTGCTCTTCTTTTTCTTCTTGCTCAACATTTTCTTCAACTTGTTCTTCTACTTGAGCCTCTTCCTGGACTTCTTCTTTCACTTCTTTCTCAACTTGTTCAACTTCTTGTTGAGATTTAGCCAATTCATCCGCCTTACGATCCAATTCTTCAAGGCTGGCTTTGAGTTCTTGATTTTGTCCAGACATTGATTACACCTCCAGACTTAATATTGAAAACTATTAACGAGTTCAGTTGCTTGCTTTCGGGATAAACCTTTATGAAGTTGGAGATAGACAATTGCCTCCGATTTAGTGAATTTTCCTCCATTTGCAATGAGGAAAGAACGATATTTTTTCCAGGCTTCCTCATCATCCAACTTCTCAGCAAGAACCTTAACAGCTCTTTCCAAACTTTCTTCTCTCAATGCTCCTCCATCTTCTTGAGTCTCAGGAGACGTAGCATAACCTGCTTCAAGAGATTTGTTCAAAATATAATCATCGGCATCAAGACGGAAAGATTTTACAACTGCTTCCCAGGTAGCATTAGTATTGACTGGACGAGGAGTGATAGCACAGTTATAAATCGCGGCTTTAACAATACGATTTCCATCACGTTCCAACACTTTTCCTTCAACAGAAAAACCAAGTTTTCTAGGAGCATTAGATTTTTTCAAAGCAACAGCCAAATTCCAAATCCGATCAGCCAAAGGCACTCCTTTCAAGAGTACGCCTTCAACCCACAAACCTCTTTCATCAATATGAGTGTTTTCAGTAGGATAGCCAAGAATAATCGAATTATCGTGGTCATAATTAAACCAACCATGATTTACAAAATAACTTATATCAAGCCCTTTTTGAACCAAAATCTCACCTTGACGATCTTCATCAGGGGTGGAGGCATACCCACGAATAATACGCTGACCTTCTTTTTCACTCTTTATGATATCTACCTCAGCATCAACAAGAAAATTAAATTTATCTTCCATCCACTCACCCCCTTCCTCAATCCAACCAATTCTGAAAAGAATATATGAATTGTGGAAATGTTATTTTATTTTCGTGTTAATCTTCCAATTCAATGGTCAAAAATTTCAAACTTTTGTTTACATTCTCTGAAACTTGATGAGACTCTGCCGCATCTTCGCTATTATCTTCCATTATGTCCTTAGCTTCTACCTCAGATTTATCAGAAGTTTCATTATCTTGTTCTTGATAATCCATATCTTCATCGTTTCCTCCCTCTTCTTCAAATCCTCCAAAACCTTGTTGGTTCATTATTTCCATTTGCTTTTGCTGGAGTTCAAGTTGTTTCTGAGAGTTCACATACTGTAACCAGACAGAATTCAAAATAACATCTCCTTGTTCGGGCGGCAAAGGATCAAGGTCTTCGCGTCTACGGATTTCATTTACAGTCATATAAGTTTCTACATGTTTACGGTTCAAATCCGCAATTTCTGCCTCAGACTTAGAATCAATACCAACAAAAGCAAACACAAACCTAGGATCAAATTTGGAGATAATATGACGATTAATACAATCTTCAATGAATCTCAACAAAGGACGCAAACCTTTATCACGAGAGTTCTTGATCCGATCTTTAATACCGCCTTCGCCGAGTCCTCCACTACTATTTGAAATACCGCCTCTGTTCGGGAAGTTAATTTCAGCAGGGTCAATCTGATACACCGCGCAAGCAACGTTAACCAGATAGTTCATCCACTTTTCATACTCCATTTCAGAGTTCGATTTTCCCACTTCAACATATTGAAGATCAGGCACAGAAACAACAGGAGTTTTCCAAGAGTTAGAAACACCAGAAACTTGAGCCAACCATTGACGTCTGAACGCTTCAATCTGTTCTTGAGGAATTGTATAGCTTGACAAATCATCCCCATCTTTCGATGTTCCAGGCTTTAGGTTAATAATCCCTTTTGTTGTACCTCCCTGGGAGAAGAATTTTGTATTGTATTCTTCAGCCCAAAGGCGAGATGTAACAATTTTAATCAACTGCTCAAGTTCACTGAACCCATAAGGAGAAACATCAATGTCGCTCCTAGGGTTGGCTGTACAAAAAGCCAGTTCATTAGCGGTAAATTGAGCTACAATTTGACCATCAATGATTTGAACATATTTAATCTCTTCATCTTCATCAATTTCTCCTTCGACACTTTCCATAAGCTGTTCCGAAGCAACCCGAATTGTAGAAGCATCCACAGCATAAAACGCCGCAGGTCTTCCCTTTCGATCAGGAACAATTTCAAAACAAACCTGATCATAAATCAGACGGTCACGTACAATTTTGCGAAGAAAAGTATCAAAACTGTCCCTAGAAGTATCCCGATCAAAACCTGTATTTTCCAAAAACTCCTCTAGAGCAACAATCATCTTTTTGTCTTCCTCAGAAGGGGTTTCATTAGGATCACGCAATTTAATTTCATATCCTACTCCTGAATAGTCAAAACGTGCAGGACGGGAAAAAGCGGACACCTGGTTGACGCGGGTGTTAATAATCGCCGCAATAACAGCATCTTGTGTAGCCATCCTTCTCAGGATGTCATAAGATAAAGAAAACGGTTTGTCTTTATAACCCATCGCATTATGAATTTGATCTGGATCCAAGAAAAAAGCTTTTGGTTCTCTTGAAACCTTTGCTTTTTGTAAGTCTGTTTGGATCTGATTTACTAGTTCAGGAGAGAACGATTTATTAATAGGAACGGGCACCGCATGCATTCCCAAAAGGGAACGATATGCGGTGCGAATGTTCGAAAGAAAACCCACAACAATTCACCTCCTTCACCTGCGTCTATACCTTTCGACGTCCACTACATAACGAATTGCTACAGCTTTGGGGTCTGCCACACACCATTCAGGGTTTTTCACGAGTGGTCGAGTCATGTAAATTGTATCTGCTTCACCACGGTCAAAGTATTTTTGGTTGTGTTGATGCCCTGGTTTGAAACTCTCTTTTACTTTTCCCAGAGAGGCTTCACAAAGGAACAAAATTCCAGAATCATGTCCTCTTCCGAAACCAGAAGAAATATATTGAGCTGATTTAGAAGAGTGAGCGGCAAGATATACTCCATCCCCTAGCATCCGACCAGCTTTAACTTTATCAGGAGATTTAAAGACTTTAAACTGTCCTGATTCGCCAAGAATCAAACGCGCTCTTTCATAATCTGTTCCATGATAATATAGCCCTGTGTTGTCTCTTTCTTGATTTATCCGCTGAAAATCTTCCTCAATTGGCAAATTTTTTACCTCATAAACGTTCTGAACATTAATTCCAAATCTTCTGTGATTCCGTGTATCATGGTCTTCTTTTACTCTCTGTTTAATTTCATACAATTTCTGATTACTTGCAGTAGAAATTACACATTTAATTTT